TAAGAAAAGGAGACCGTTATGGTTAATACTAGAAGTAAAATGTTTTCATTCCCACACTCTCGCTTTATTGGTTTCGACCACGTATGGGATGAAGTAGAAAAGTTAACTGCCATTGGCGCAAACGAAAAGGGTTTTCCTAGACACAATATTGTAAAATATAGTGAAACGGAATACGCCATTGAACTTGCACTAGGTGGTTACGAACGAGCTGATCTTGACATCGAAGCAAAACCTGGCGTCTTGATCATTCGTGGTAATCCCAAAGAGGAAGAAGGTAAGACGTATCTTCACAAGGGTATCACTACGAAAAAGTTCGTTGAAACATTTAGACTCGCTGACCATGTTGTCGTTGATGGAGCTGGATTCGTCAACGGTTTACTAGTCATTCAATTGAGAGTTGAACTGCCCGAAGAACAGCGTCCGAGAAAAATAGAAATCAAAATCTAATCTCATAAGGACGTTAAAATGAAAAAAGAAATCTTGACCGCATGTAGCGGTGTTATTTTCGCTGCCGCCTTGGCAGCACCCCAAGCACAAGCAGACGGTAAGTCATATGTTGCAAAAGCAAATGACGAAGGTGAGTTTTGTGCTAAAGTAGAAGTACGTGGACCTGCTGGTCTGCCTACCCGTAAAACCAAGTGTCGTACTATTGCGGAGTGGGAAGCTGCTGGTTATGACGTATCAACTACTCCAGTAATAGAGTTTGAAGGTGTATCACATGTTGATTAAAGTTCGTAATTATGCCCTTGCTGTTTTAGTTGTTGGTGCATGTATATTGGGTCTTGCTGGTCCGATCATGTATCCTGAACTAATGGTTGAGGCGCAGATGAATCAAGCATACTTGCCTTTGATCTGACAAAAAAGGTTTCGGTGGCGTTCCTTCCAAAAACGCCACACCATTTAGGAGATATATTATGGCAAATGTAAAACTACTTCACATGTTAAATGGTGAAGATATTCTTGGAAATGTTATTGAGAAAGTTGAATCAAACTCCGAATTCTACAGTTTAGAAAATCCTTGTTTGATTGGTCTTACGACCAACGAAGATGGAAAACCAAATCTAAGTCTACAACCCCTAGTATTCTTTTCTCGACAGAAAGTTGTAGACATTAATCGTTCACACGTTGTCTATATGGTCGAGGTTGACAATCAGATAGAAATGCAGTATAATCAGATGTTTGGTAATATTATAACTCCAGACTCAAAGATTATGCTATGACGAGATTCTATACACACTTTACAAGACGCGGCAACAACATTCTAGAAATCGGATACTCTAACGGCAAAAAGTATGCTCGTAAGGTTCCGTATTGTCCCACATACTATCTGCCTTCCGACACACCAACAGGGTGGAAGACGCTTGACGGATCTCACGTTCGACCAAAAGAAATGGACGGTATGCGTGGGGCTAAAGACTTTGTTGACAAGTATGAAGACTTAGAAAACTTTGAATACTTTGGGACAAATAACCACGCATATTCATATATCAACGAAGAGTATCCTAATGGCGTTGACTATGATAAGAATTTACTTCGTATCGCAAACATTGACATTGAGGTTGGTTCTGAAAATGGTTTCCCCGAACCATCACTAGCCAACGAACCGATTACTGCCATCACGTTTAAGATGAACAACCGATATTATGTGTTTGGTTGTGGTGAGTACAACAACACTCGCAAAGACGTTGACTACATCAAGTGTTATGACGAGAAGGAATTGATTCTAAACTTTCTTGATGTGTGGGAAAAGAAAGAACCCGACATAATCACTGGTTGGAACGTGCAGTTCTTTGATGTTCCATATCTCTATAATCGCATATCAAAAGTATTGAGTGAGAAGTCTGCGGTTCGTCTGTCGCCTTGGCGGTTTGTTGGTGAACGTACCACAACAATCTTTAACAAACTTCACGTTGCGTTTGATATCGTTGGTGTATCAATTCTTGATTACCTTGAACTCTACAAAAAGTTTACCTACTCAAACCAAGAAAGTTATAGACTTGATCACATTGCGTTTGTGGAATTGGGTGAACGCAAATTAGACTACAGTGAATTTGAGAACTTGCACCAACTTTACAAACACGACTTTCAAACATTCATTGACTACAACATCAAAGACGTTGACTTGGTTGATCGCATTGACAACAAGATGAAACTCATTGACATGGTTCTTGCCTTGGCTTATGATGCGAAGGTTAATCTGACTGATGTTTTCACTCAGGTTAAGATGTGGGATGTGCTTACTCACAATTACTTATACAAGATGAACATTGCGGTACCGCCCAAGAAAAAGAATTCAAAGTCCGAGAAGTATGAGGGTGCGTATGTTAAGGAACCAATTCCAGGCAAGTACGATTGGGTTTGTTCGTTTGACTTGAACTCACTCTATCCGCATTTGATTATGCAGTACAACGTATCGCCCGACACATTTGTACAAGGTGAGTTTACTTCAACGTCCGTTAATGAACTGTTGAGTGGTTCGTATCGTTCCGACTCGCCTCATTGTATGGCTGCCAATGGTCACTACTTCAGAAAAGACATTCGTGGGTTTCTTCCTCAGATGATGGACACGATGTATACTGATCGATCCAAGTATAAGAAGTTGATGATTGAATGGCAAAAGAAGAAAGAACTTGCAACTACAAAATCCGAAAAGACAGAATGCGACAACGAGATATCAAAGTATAACAATCTACAGTTGGCAAAAAAGACTCAACTTAACTCTGCCTATGGTGCGATTGGAAACGAATGGTTTAGATTCTATGATGTGAGACAGGCAGAGGCAATTACTCTGTCTGGTCAGTTGTCTATTCGTTGGATTGAATCTAAGATGAATGAGTATCTAAACAAACTTCTTCAAACCGAAGAACAAGACTATGTGATTGCTTCTGATACTGATTCTATATATGTCAATCTTGGTCCACTTGTCAAGGCTGTGTATAAAGATAATTTGCCTGAGAAGAGTAAGGTTATTGACTTTCTAGACAAAGTGTGTGAAGAAAAACTTCAGAAGTTTATTGACAAGTCGTATCAAGAACTTGCAGACTATATGAACGCATATGATCAGAAAATGTTTATGAAGCGTGAGGTTATTTCTGATACCGGCATTTGGACTGCAAAGAAACGATACATTCTTAACGTGTGGGACAGTGAAGGAGTTCGGTATGCACAACCCAAACTGAAGATGATGGGTATTGAAGCCGTCAAGTCATCCACTCCAATGTCCTGTCGTGATAAGATTAAGGAAGCACTTCACATTGTGATGAATGGTGAGGAGTCTGAGTTGCACGAGTTCGTTGAGAACTTTCGTCAAGAGTTTAAGACTTTGCCCTTTGAGGATGTTGCCTTTCCTCGTGGAGTTACAGACTTGAATAAGTATTATGATCACACCACAATGTACAAGAAGGGTACACCAATCCACGTTCGTGGCTCGTTAGTCTACAACAATATGTTGAAGAAACACAACCTTGAGAAACGATATGAATTAATCAAGGATGGTGAGAAGATTAAGTTTTGTTATATGAAGATGCCTAATCCTACGCAAGAAAATGTTTTGTCAATCGTGTCTGTCTTGCCCAAACAATTTGAGTTAGATAAATACATAGACTATGATTTACAATTTGATAAGGCATTCGTAGAACCGCTGAACACAATCGTTGGTACGTTTGGTTGGTCTACTAAACCCATAGCAAACTTAAGAAGGTTTTTCAGAAAATGACAACTTCAATACCACAAGAGTATTTGGATTTAAGAACACAAGAAGATTTTGGTTTTAGTGCTGTAGATGAAGGTGAAGTTCAACAAGTCACCGACAGCGAAACACTTGAGACAACAATCATTCGTGAGACTGTATCTACGTCTAACGAAGCCATTGCTCGACTAGAACAAAAGATTGATAGTGTTCTTGCCATTTACGAACAAACTACATTTGGTTTAGACACACAAAAGTTACAACTAGAAGAATCTTATGCAACCAAAGAATCTCAATTGTTAGAATCAACGCAAGCAAAACTTACAGAACTTGAAAAAATGATTGTACCTCTTCTGGTCAATCTTATGAAGAACCCTGAGAAAGAATATATCTATTGGCCTAACAGAAAAGAAAAGTTAGAAGAGCAAGTAAGTAAGATTGTTTCGTTGACCAGAGGTTAACGTGAAGACTGCACTTATGATGATACTGACTGGATTGTCAGTGTCTCTCGTAGCGGCATACTATTCCATCGCAGGGTTGATTGCTATTTTTGCTGCAAGCCCTGTTGCTATCGGTGTGATGGGTAGTGTGCTAGAAGTATCCCAACTTGTCGCTGCAAGTTGGGTTTACCGAAACTGGTATAACGCACCTAAGTTATTGAAATACTATTTTGTGTTTGCCGTTTCAGTACTTGTTATGATAACATCATTGGGTATCTTTGGATTCTTGTCAAAAGCACATATTGACCAAGGATTGACATCCGGTGATGTTAGTGATAGAATAGTGCTGATAGAAGAACGAATTGCGATTGAGCAAGAGATTATATCTCAAGCAAGATCGGATATCAATACATTAAATGATCAGATTGAACGATACACCGAACTAGGGGC